CGAGCCTGTAGTTCAGCTCGTTTGCCACTGCGACCAGACTCTCCACAAAGAGAATGAACGCCGCCGCCAGCTCCACGAGCAGTGCCGTGCCAAGCCCGATTGCCAGCGGCAACAGACCCGCAGAAGCGACTGTAGCCGCACCGAGAGCCGCCGTGACAACGCCGATTGCGACCAGCAGACCAGTGCCGACACCGATTGCGGTGGCAATTCGCTCACCGTTGTTCAGCACGGGTTCCCAAGCCTGTCCGATTTCGTCCAAGCCCTTGCCGATTGCCCAAATCTCAACGATGAACAGGCCAGCGGCAACGCCGAGTTCCAGCAGGATAGCCGTGCCAATGCCGATGTTCAGCGCAACGGTCGTGCCGCCAGTGCCGAGGGCATACGCCGCCNGCCAAGACCGCCGTACCGACACCGATTGCCGTTGCCACAGTTCCACCGTTGGCAATGACCGGCTCCCAAGCGATACCAACCTGTTCCAGCCCCTTGCCCATCAGAGCGATTGCGCCCACAACGAGCAGTGCCGCCGCCGCAACTTCGGCGATTACGACCAGACTCATACCGAGGTTCTTTGCCAGAGACTTGAGCTTCGGGGAAAGTCCCGTGTTGATGGTGGTGTCCAGATTGGTGGTGGTCGTAGTGACCGTCTCAAGAGCTTGCCGTGCCGCCTGTCCAGCGTTTGCGCTGTCTTTCAGAGCGTCCAGCTTCTTGAGGGCGAGAATAAACCCGCCAGCCATCATCAGCGCACCTGCGGCTACTTCCACAGCGTCCACGCCAGACCAATCGCCGGTTCGGATTGCTTCGATGAACCCCTTGAGGTTGTCCACAATCAGGGTTGCGCCAGCGATAATCAGGCCAACGCCGCCGAGCTGGGTGTTGCCGGTCAGCAGACCCAAGCCGCTCAGGAACAGGCCGAGATTCTTCACAAGGAACAGTGCATTGTCCCAATTCACACCGTTGTTCACCATGTCGCTGATAGCAGAGACGATACCAGTCAGCCCGGAGATAACCAGCATTGCCCCTGCCATCTTGATGTTGCCGAACAGGAGGAACGCCGCACCGAGAGCTTCTGCAAAGCCGCTGATTAGCTTGGTGACATTGGTGAAGTTTGCGCCATTCGCCATGATGTCTTGGATAGCTTCTTTCATGGTGTTCCATGCGTCCAAGAACAGGCCAAGCCCCGCAATTTTGAAACCGATACTGCCTACGATGTTGAAGCCCTTCATGGTGGACAGCCACCGCAGGAAATCTTGTACACCCTTGGCAATCTTCCAAGCGAGGAAAGCCGCACCAATGGCAACGACACCGGCGAGGATTTCATCAATGTTCTCCCTTACCCAATCGAGGAAGGGCTTAATCTTCGCCATGATTTTGTCCACCTGCTCGTTCACTGCGTCTCCAATGAAGTCATAGGTGGGAAGCTCAAAGCCGAGACCGCCACCGCCAATACCGCCGAGACCTGCACCTCCACCTGCGCTGTCCTCAGGAGGGGAGATAACATTCAGCTCGTCAATACCGAGCAGTGCGTTTTTCAGCTCCTTCGCTTTCTTGGAAGCGTCTCCCAAACCGTCAGCCGCTTCACCTGCGCCGCTTGCCACACCGCCGATTGCGTCCGCTCCCACATCGAACTCTGGAATCGAAACCCCGAAGAAGCTGGCAATAATCTCAGCGACAATCCGAATTGCTTTTGCCAGTGCGATTGCATAAGGCAAAATGGCTTTCAGAACCGGGAGGAAAAGGTTGCCCAAGGCACGAGTGGCCTGTTCCACCTGCGCTTGCAGAATACGAAGCTGGTTCGCAGGGGCTTCCAGAGTACGAGCCATATCGCCCTGAGCGTTTGTAACCTGCGTCATGATAGCGTAGTAACGCAACTCGGCCTTTTCAGCCTGAGTCATGCTCGTAACGCTTCTGTCAATGCCGAGGTTGTAGGCTTCCTGTTGCAGACGAGCCACAGACAGGTCATAGCCGAGTCTACGAAGCGGCTCAAGCTCACCAGAGATACCAGACTCCAACTTCTGGAAAGCGTCAGAGGTGCTGATATTGTAGAACGAAGCCAAATCGTAGGTGAGCTGGGTCAGGTTCTTGCTCATGATGTACGCCCGGTCACTCGCAACGCCAAAACCATCGGTAATCGTCATGAAGACACCCTGATTTCGCATCCACTCGCCGGGGTTGATACCCATGATTTCGCCGACCTGCTCCGCATAATTCTGCGCTTCCTTCGCAAACTGACCCATAGACACATTGAACAGGTTCATGTTCTCAATGTAGCTGTTGGAGTCAGTAATCCAGCTTGCGATAACACCGGCAATCCTTCTCATGCCCATGTACGCCAAGCTGATTTTTGCGGCGAGGTTCACATAGGATTTGCCGAGTACCGTATTGCTTGCCGCAAGGCTTGTATTGCTCTTGAGCAATCTCTGGATTCTTGCCGGGAACGCAGAGAAGCCAGCCGCCACCTTCTCCATCTGCGTAGCCAGAGGGGTAATGGCAGTAGCAACTCGATTGCACTGTTCGGCAAAAGAGTCAAGGTCGGTCTTTCTCAAAGACTCCGTTACGGTGTCAATCTGAGGAGCGAGTTTCACGAGCTTGTCCAGCCCGTTTGCGAGAGAACCAAAGCCAGACTTTTGGACGCTCTCCAAAGGTTTGAGTGCGTCCACCAGTCCTTGTACCTGCTCCCGTGCAAGGGTCAGCCCTGTCAGGCCAGAAACGCTCTGACTGAACTTCTTGAGAGAGTTCGACAGTGCGCCAAGGCCAACGCCGCCCTTGCTCACGGGAGCGGTTGCGGCTTTCAGCCGTCTAAGAGACTCGGAAAGTGCGTCTATGCCGCCAACGGCAGATGTAGAATTAGATTGTACTTCAAGCTCCAACTGCTCGATTGTCGTAGACATAATGCTCACTTCCCTTCAAACTTTTTATTGTGGCTTGCCATGAATCCTTCCATCATGCGCTTACCCTTGTCGTACACGCCCTTGGCATGTTCCTCCTCTCTGAGTTCCACCTGCTTCTCAGTGAGTGCGTAGGCTTCCGAGAGATACGGAACAGGCTTTGCTCCTTTTTTGGCAAAAGCGTGGAGAACGGGGGTAACTCGGCACAGAGCGTCATAGAAGTACGCACCCTGTAACCACATTTCCTGATTTCTGCGATTCACTCTGAGTTCTTCCGCTTTACGGTATGCCACCACGAGCATACTGTCTTTGTCCCAATACTGTTCCTCGCTCATGCCAATGGCAAGATAGTGGGGGAACAACTCGTTGAACTTTTCGGTGTAAGTAGAGAGGGGAGCAGTGGCAGAACTACCACCACTCCCCTCAGTGGAGGACAGCGAACCACTTACCAAGTCGCTGTCCAGTCCAAGTTTCCCTCGGCTTTCTCAGGCTCCTCAACGAGAGCCAGAATCGGCTCGTTGTACATTTCAGCCAGCTTGCCGATAAGGTCTTCCTTCTTGGTAAGTTTGGAATAGATGTCGTTGATGATGTCTTCCTTGACGAAACGGTGATGGGCAAGGAACGCACCGGCGAACAGTGCGGGGAGAGTAGTCATGGGCTTGTCCGTGATGTCGGAAGCGATAAAGCCCTTCTTCTCCATTTCCGAAACCGTTCTGCGGGTAAATTCCAACGTGTAATCCTTGCCGTCATAGGTGAAAGTCAACTGCTTTGCCATGTTTCTGTCCTCCTAAAAATTCTTATGCGTCTGCGCCAACAGTGATAGGTGTAGACGGTGCGATAGTGATAGTCATGTCAACGACCTCGTTGACACCGCCGCCAACCGGGAACACGGAAAGCTGACCCTTGAACTCAAACTTACCGTCAGTGCCGGTAGGAGTCAGGGTGCCACCCTCGCCGGTGCCGCCAAACCACACGGCATAGTCCTTCTCCTGACCTTCGAGGGCTTTCAGCTTGGTAAAGTCCTCTTTGGTGTAGTTCGCAGTGAACTCAAGAGCGTCAAGAGACTGGATACCCGGAATGTAAGTCTGCATATTGTCAGACAGGGTGGTGGTTTCCAGCATTTCGGGTGCGCCGCCGAGGTCGGGAAACTCTTTGATGTCGATTAGTTTCTCCCATGTTTCCTCATTCTTCTGCATGAGAAAAATCTTGTAGGTAGAAATTGCCATGATATGTTACCTCCTGTAAATCGTTTTTTCTTTGGATATGACAGCTCGGTATCGACCGAGCATACGATAGATTGTCGCATTGTCCTGATTGGGGACAGGTTCAAGCATGGTGCGTGTGAAGTTCAGCTCCATCAGGATTTCATCAATGAATCCCACAATTTCCTTGCACTCAGCTTTTTTTCCCTTCGTGCGGTTGGAGTAGACATTCAGCTCGTACATGACCGCCACATGGTTTTCCTTGCCCTCGGTGGTCTGCGAGTTTCGGAATGTGGCGTTGTCTACCTCAACGAGCGATACGCACGGGAAGGAGGGCGGTGTCTTGACATACTCGCCGGTCATGAAGATGTCGGGGTACTTTTCCCGTACTTTTCCAGACACCTCGTTGAAAATCTCGGTTTCAAGGTCAATCACTGAAACACCTCCTTCGCAATACTCGCAATTTCATCACAGACGGTCTTCATGGCGTTGTACATGGGCATGACAGCGGGTGCGCCGTGAGTCAGTCTAAGTTCACCGTCCTCATAGAACCCCCATGTTTTTCGCTTGCCCATGCCCTTGCCGTAGCCGCCAATGGTGAAACCAAGCTCAGCCCCCTTCGGGTGAGGAGAACTGCCAGCAGAACCGTTGTGGTAAACGCCAGCACCAAATTCCACCCACACAGCGTCCTCGCCAGCGGCGATAACGACCGAGACATTCTCTCGCTCGTCAATAGAAACCTGCACTTCGGCTCGTCT